ATATCCTCTTATGCCTGAGAATGTTACGCCAAAAGGTTCAGAAGAAACATTAATTGAATATTACTCTTACGAGACAAACAATAACACAGTTGCACTCGAAAGAGATATGATTGTTCACTTTAGATTAGGTTTAGACCCTAGCAATCATAGAAAAGGTTTCTCGCCATTAAAAACTATTCTAAGAGAGATATACGGAGATGAATCTGCTGGACAGTTAGCAACAGCGTTATTAGCCAATATGGGTGTTCCAAGTTTCTTAGTTACTCCTAAAGACGAATATGGTTTCTCGGAAGAAGAGGGAGAAGCAATCTCTAAGACATTCCAAAGAAAAGTAGCTGGTAAGAATAGAGGTAAGCCATTAGTTCTATCAGGTGGTGTTAATGTAGAGAAGCTTGCATTTAGTCCTAAAGATTTAGAGATAGGAGCTTTAAGAGAAGAGTTTGAGTCTAGGGCTTCTGCTGTTCTTGGTGTTCCTGCTATTCTTGCGGGATTACAAGTCGGATTAAAGAATGCTACTTACGCTAATGCTAAGACCTTAAGAGAGTTCTTTACAGAACAAAAGCTAATACCTTTATGGAATTTAGTTGCGGGAGAGATATCTGCTCAATTGTTACCTGATTATGCAGAAGCAGATAAGTTAGTTACTAAGTATGACCTTACTGATGTTAGAGCTTTACAAACAGATACTAATGAGATATACGAAAGAATGAATGTAGCTGTTCAAGGTGGTTGGGCTACTGTTGCTGAAGCAAGGCAGGCAGTTGGATTACCAATAGATACTAACCAAGATGTTTACTTATTAGGTACAGAAAAGGTTATTGTTCCTGCTGATATGTTGAAAGAACAACAGTTACAAGTAGAAACTCCGCTGGAACAACCAGTACAGAACCCTTTAGCTTCGCAAGAAGAACCTGAGACTTCCTCGCAAGAGAATGCTGAATACAAAGTAATAAAAGAGATAGACGGAGAGTACTGCGTTATATCTGAAAGAACTGGTAGGAATATGGGTTGTTACCCTACTAGGAAGCTTGCTCAGACAAGACTAGACCAAATACATAGATATTCTAATGATAAAGTTGCGCTTGAAAAGGATATCTTTACTACACAAGAAGAAGCAGAGAATAGAGCTAAAGAGTTAGGTTGTTCAGGTTTTCATACTATGGAACAAGATGATACTACTTACTATATGCCCTGTTCTTCTCACGATAAGTATGAAGAGTTGGTTGAAGATAATGACTCAGGAGAATACTAATACTTCTTTGGCTCGGGATAAATCCCTCGCCAAAAAGAACCCCTTATCTACATCTACATATAAGGAAGTAAACAATCAATCTTCTTCTCTTACTGTCTCTTCTACTACACACTTAGTTGATTCTATTGATTTAGAGGTGGAGGTAGACCAACATAAACATCAATTCTATAAAAAAGGAAAGTACGACGACATAGATTTCTCAATACCTAAAGGCGTTAAGAGACAAGCAGAGAGAGGACTAGGTTGGGTAGGAGAGTATAGAAGAGGTGGTACATCAGTAGGTAGAGGTACTGCTAGGTATCTAATCAATAATACAAAAGCCTCGCCACAAAAGGTTAGACACATTGCTAGATACTTCCCTAGACACGAGGGAGACTTAAACAGTCCTGACGCTAGAAGCGGTAAGATAACTAATGGTGTTATAGCTTGGGCGTTATGGGGTGGTAACGCTGGTAGACGCTGGTCTGAGAAGTTGGTTCGGGCTATGAACAAGAGAGATGAAAAGGCAGAGACAGCAGAGGAACTACTAAGAAGATATCATCTACTCAAGCTACAAGAGACAGAGTACATAGAGAATAGGTTTGAGAGTGTAGAAGTAAAGCAGTCTATCTATAAGAACTATGAAGCTTTGATAAAGAACTGGAACGCTTGGCTTACGAACTACTATGTCAATCTCTTGCGTAATCAAAATAAAAAAATCGTGGAGATACTGGGGAGAGCGAAAAATAGCAATGCGCAAAAAAATTCGTTTTTGAGAACAGGTTCTTTATATCAATTAGATAACTATATAGACGAGAGTACTCAAGAATGGGCATTAGATGTTTATGATATATATACATCAGTAATTACAGACTTTACTTTATTTCAACTAGGTTTACTTCTTCCTGAATCTTTTAAGGGTATTAGTGAGGTTGAGCAAGTAGGGATTTTTAAAGCAAGACGAAAAACAAAACGACAAGTTATCAATGAGGGCTTTTATCCAATTAGAGCAGGTGGACAGGTTGTAACTCCTTACACTCCAGTTACTAGAAACAGAGACGCTATTGCTTACTTGAACAATAGGTTTGATACTATCTTTCCTGATATGGCTAAAACGACTAAAGCTAATTTGAATAGAGCAATCAGAAGAGGATTAGATACTGGTAGAGAGTTAGGACTGACTGGGGACTTACTCTTTGATTATGTAAATGCAGAAGTTACAGACACCTTACCGAAAAAACATCTTAAGAGAGCCTCGACTATTGCTAGAACCGAAGCTCAGTCTCTTGGACAGTTTGGACAATACAACCTTGTTAAAGAAACTGGCATACCAGTTGTTAAAGAATGGATATGTTCTTTTGTTAGGTCAAGAGATACNCACATTAGAGCTGACGGACAAGAAGTAGGAAGAGATGAAGATTTTAGAGTTGGTGGTTATCCAGCTAGTTATCCTGCTGACCCTAGACTTCCAGTATCAGAAGTAGCTAACTGTAATTGTAATGTGATTTACAAAACCCGTAGGTTGTAAGTAACAACCCCAAAAAATTTTTTTTACTTCGTAAAATAATCAATGATTGCTTGGGTTTATATAAAATAAAATATTATAAATAAGCTTGCATATAATTAAAGATTATGTAATAATTGATTATGGAAAAAACAAAAGGACTAGCAAAAGAACTTAAAGAAAAAGGTTATAACATAATACCAACAGAAGTTGATGATTATGTTTTCATTGTTCATATTCAAAAAGAATATGATGAATACTATGTTGACGGAGAGTTGTTTTTTGTTGATGATTCAATATGTGAACAGGAAAACGGAGCGTATGCTACAACTCCTGATTTAGTTATTAACACAGACCATAAAACATTTACTTATAAATTTTGTAAAGATTGTAAAGGGGGAATATAAAATGAAGATTGAAGAAATCAAAAAAGTAAACGACTCTATATCAAACGAAGATATGGAAAAAAAATTAGACGAACTAATTGCCGAATTAGCAGTTGTTAGCAAAATGTTTGATTCTTTATTTATATTAAGAAAAAATGGTAAAGCAACAGCAGAAGAAAAAAAAGAACTAGGCAAATTAAAAAGAAAAAGTGCTGACCTATATTTTGCAATAAATGTAGCTCAAGACATTTTAAAGGGAGAATAAAAATGGATTCAGTAGATATAGAAATAAAAGTAGAAGAAGCTCAAAGAATAGTTACAGAGTATCTCGAACACACAATTGAAATATGCGTAACTAATGCTCTTGAAGATGAGAATGACTTACAAGAATATGATTGGCATAGGATTGCTAAGTATCTTTCAAGCGAGATTATTTTAACTAAAAGTCATTGGAACTTGTAAAGATGAAGATTAATGGAATGACTGATTACAGATACAGAGTTACTCAACAAGATATTCTTGATATGAGAGAGTTTAAAGAGTTAGGATTTACTAATAGAGAACTTGCAGAACATTTCGGAGTATCTCAGTCAACAATACTTTATTGGACAAATGACGAATCAAGGCATAAGCAAAGACTAAAAAATTCAAGTAGAAAAAGTGTAAAAAGAACTAAAAGAGTTATTGAAAGAAATACAGCAAAGAGAAAACTAAATATAGAGGAAACACCAATGACTTTTTATAGGCATAATTACCATAGTAGAAAAGCAGATATTAAATCTAGGAATAAGCCATTTAAAACAATGTACGGAATTGACAAAAAAGTATGGGATAAGATTATGGAACAGAAATTAGGAAGTAGACCTAATGGAAAAATGGGTCTGTAAATGATTTATCAAAAGAGAACTACTTTTAAATTTGATTGCATAGAATGTCATTTAG